AGTGCCTAGATCATACGAACAGTGAACTGTATCAATATACATTACTTGATATACCCGAAGTCTACAAGATATTTACGTGTCAATGGAGTTGGTTCATATACTTCCCACATCTTACCACCAGCACATGCTGCTAGAGCATCCATTGTCATGTTCTCTGTTCTACCTGCCCAACCTGCTTCTGCTTCCCAAGGTAATGCTGACTTAGGATATGTACGCTCTGCCATTACACGCCAGATCATTGGAACTTCATCCTCTGGCATAATAATAGCAATGAGTGAGTTATCAATAGTACCTGCCATACAATCTTGTGCTGCATGCCATCCTTCATGTCTCATCACCATCATGAGAGTATTAGGTTTACCCATGTAGTCCTTATTCAGGAAGAAGTTGTTGCTGACTGTGTGATAGACACCACGATGACCATGTGGGAAATACTTCTGATCAGCAAGGAATACATTCACACCAACTTGATTGAGTGAGTGTAACATATTATGAAACTCACCAGTGACACCAGTGAATTCTTCCGTATTATCATATTGTGATGAGATATCAAGCATCGAGAATACTTTCACGACACCATCAGTACACTCACCTAGTAGCATACATCCCATGGAGTCCATAGAATTATATCCTTGAGTGATCTTGTCTTCATTAGCGAATGCTACATGTGCTGTGCCTAGTGATAAGGCAGTGAGCAATCCAATTACATAGTTTTTCATAGTTTACTTCCAACGTGGTCCTAATACCCATCCTACGAGTACAAAGCGTTTACCAGTTTTCACTGGTTTGACTCTATGACGTGTCCTAGAGTCGAATATACACAGTGTACCACGTTCTTTGGGAATTGTCATCATTCCTCTGCCACCTGTATCATCAATGATCTGTACATCACCACCAGTATACTCACTAGGATCAGTTAATTGTAATGAGAATGATAGTTTCCGTACATACTCTGTGATATTCTGTCTTGCTGTACCAAATGGTGGTGGAGCATACTGAATGTGGTTACTAATGTTATCATCAACGTGCCAATGATAGTAATGACCAACACGATACTCCAATTGGTGTATCTCAGTCATATGTGTTTCCGTAAGATCATACTGAAACACTCTATCATTAGTTTGTTGTATATATTTCCACAAAAATGGACCAATCCAGTTGTCTGGACTAGTCCATGTTAAACCACATCTACGATGTCCTTTGTGTGCATGTGCTGTACCTGCGGTAACAGGTAGATCAATAAAGTGTTCTGTAACAGCATCACATAATTCAGCAGGGAGACACGTATCATAAGTTGCCCACGATTGTGGGTTGACGTAGTTAACGTGCTTCTTCATGCCTGTTGAAGATCTTCGATGCGGAAATACAGAATCTCTTCCGTACAATCTTCCTGATTGATCATCATCCACTCAATGAATTCCTCACCCACAGCAATAGCATCGAGAGCACGATCCTTATTCATAAGGAATTTGAAACGACGCTCACGATTCTTCATGATAACATCAACCTGTGCGGAGACAGACTCTTGTTCTTGTTGTAGTTTAGTCATTTTACTGTGAGTGAGTTGGCAAGGTGATCGTAACTGACAAAGGTCTTACCCTCAGGCAGGATCTCCACTATAGCACGAGCGAAGTCATTTGGGAAGCGTCCATGATAACGCCAGAACTTCTTAACCATCTCCTCCTCAAGATCAGCACGTGGAGTAACACGTACTGGTGTGGTACTATAATTGATTGGAGCGAACAGGTCTGAGATGTAGTTGAGTTTCTTCATTTGACAAATACCTTGTTGTATTCTTGAGTGAGTTGAGCGATTTGTTTGAGATTGTGGAGTACGTGGGCAGTATACTCAAGAAGTTCGTCATCCATACTGGAATCAAAGTCAAAAGTACAATCCCAATCGATAGTACCGTCAGTGTTAACAGCAGCACCATAAGGAGTGCCGTCAATAGAATCCATGACATAAGCGATGTCGCCAGCAACAACGTAATACATGAGAGTCAAAGAGAAGTGAAGTTACAAGGTAATTTAGCATGGATGTCAACAGATGTCAACATTAACGGGCGTAGAGATAACCACCTGCCCAATCAGCATGTTCTAGCAACCACTCACGATCAGTGATTACAAGTAAATTGAAGCGTACACCCTTAGCTGGTGCTTTGATTGATGCTGCTTTGTACAGTTCACCTGTCTTCATGTCAACAAAAGCATGAACTGAGCGAGAACCACCATCAGTAGTCATCATGATCTTGTGATACTTACGTCCAGACTCTATAGTGAACTTGTACTCAGGAGCAGGGCGACCAGCGAGAGCACCACGATTACGTGACTTGAAGTTGTCTTCAAGAGCATCACAGAGCATCAAGGAATACTCACGTACCTTCAGTTGGATGCTGTTACGAGCATCTTGAGTGGCAACGTAGTCGGTGAAGGAAGCAGTCATGTCGTTGTCTGAACTGAGTTCAGTATAGAGGATCTTGGTGGGGTTTGGTAGAGCAATCATGCCACTTCGCTCTCTGGTACAACGGACACGGTGAGACGACGGAAGTTATAGTCTCTCCAGGTATCACAGGACTCATTGGTGACACGATCCATCTGTCTCATACTACCCTTGAAAGTCTTACACTTGCCTTCCTTACGGAAGTATACGACAGGATGACCAGGAGACTCAACGAAATCAACCTCGATCTTGTAGTGGGAGTGCTTGACGATTGTGGTGGTCATGTGGTGTGTCCCGTGCTGATGAATATAGTATAGGGCAGAGTGGGGCAGAGTCAGGGGCAGAGTGGTCAGTTCATGAAGTGGTCAGCTTGGACACGCTGATCATGAATAGGAAGACTACCATGATCACCACATCCCATGACTTTGTTCTGATGAAGTATGGGATGCTAATCAATTCGGCAGCACAGTTCAACACCACACCAGTAATCACATTCACATGAAGAATCACAAAATAGGCAGTGATAACACCAACACTACCTAATACTCTTGCTTTACTGTCTAGTTTCATGCCATACTATCCCAAGTCTCTCCCACAATTCATCAACAGTGATTTCCAACTCTGCCGCTGCTTCTTCATCCCACTTACGATTGTTCTCCTCACATTCAGCAACAAACTCTCGATCAGCACATAACTGTTCAATCATATCTTCAAATGAAATGGTGTCTGGGATAGTCATTGTTCTACGTATGATTTGAGTAGTGGCATAGAAGAATATGCCGTGGTGTTGTTTACGTCTACTGGTTTGCCAGGACGTTTGTGGTTAATTGGGGCAATGTAACATTGCTTTTTTGTGTTGTAGAATCCCCAGATTGAGACGATAGGCTCATTACTGTAACTAAACCTAGCGTGATTCCTAATCCAAATGCCAACGATGTTGGTCTTATGTTCTTGAACATAGTATGTGAAACCTTGTGGTGGTTGATGTGGGAAATCAGTTGGCAGTTCTTTCAATAGTTGAATCGTAGTAGTTCATCATCTGAGTATCACGATGTGCTAAGAATAGCAGGTAGCAGGTGATAGCGACAAAGGCAATGATGCCGCTTAGGAGATATTGTGTGACTCTCAATCGTTTACACTCACGTAGACATATTCTTCGATGTTGAAGTTGTTAGTAAATTGCTTTACATAAACATAATACCCATTCAAACCATTGTACTGAGCACGTTTGTATCCCCACTGACGATTCTTAAGAATAGCAGGTGCTGCTGGACACGTCTTAGTTGCAACGAAGAATCCATACTCTTCTCCTGCTTTGATGATCTTGTGATATGGGAACTTCCATGTGATTGAAAGAACCTTAGTCTTACAATCTGAATATGGTACAAAGAACACTTGCTGATCAGTAGTTGTTGGTGTCATTTCTGGAGATGTCATTTCTGGAGCAGGAGTGAAAGTAGGAAACATGACTTGAGAATAAAAGTGTTAGGTGTCAACCGACTGCCATTGGAGCATACTCGGAGCGTGGCATCTGCTCAAGGTTGAGGTCAGTGACCTCAGCACCGTTAGCAAGGCGCTCTGCCCACTCATTACGTGCTGTGAGTGCTGTGACGGTGCTGTAGGACTTCTGACCGTTAACGTTGAAGGTGATACGCTTCTGGAAGCGTTTGACAACGACCTTCATACCTTTGTCCTCGTCTGCTTCAGCGATGAATGCTTCAGGAAAGAAGTCAACAGTGGTGATGGTGTTGGTGAGTTGCATGTCTGGTTCGTTTGGTATGAATATAGTATAACCCCTCCAGGGGCGTCCTGAAGGGGTCGTGTGACACTACGTAAGGTGGTTGCCTCAGAAGTCTTCCAGAAGGTCTTCTGGTAGGGTCTCAGGAGTTTCCCACAACTCTTGTTCACTCATCTCACGGATAATACTCTCACGGAGTTCATAGTCATTGAAAATGTCGCCTTCAAATTCGTTCATGATTCAAATACTGGGATGATTTCGGTTTTAAGGTTTTGTGTTTTGTTGATGTGTTGCTCCCATTGGGAAGCATCATCAAGATTATAGAATACTGCTTGTTCCATAACAAGTTTCTTCTTTTTTGGAGTCATGTACACTACAGCGTACTTCATAATTAACTTCGGGAGTGATTACCAATAACGGGGACGACATTCTTCATGTCATTCTTATTCACGATCATACAGACATTACGTGCTGGATCGTTCTCAAATATTTTAATACAGATACTACATGTACCTGTCTCGGGGTCACAAAATTTGACCCACCCATGAAATTCTTTAAATGTTACTTCAGTTCCTACTGGGAACATATTTACTTCCTCTACTGTGTTCTCTTGACCAGGCATCGGAGCAACCATAATAATTCTCAGGTGGGGTTTGCTTAACAATCATACTCTCTGTTTACCATGTCGCTCATCTGCTGTTGTAACTCTTCAATGTAACCATCTTGAATACAAATCAGTTCATTTTGATCTTTGATGAGAGATTTCATCTCATCAACCATAGCAGTTTCTGATGGAGTCATGTTGTGATGTGGTATACAACCATAATACTTATGTTAGTATGGTTTGTCCCCTTCAGGTAGACAGTTCAGGAACTGGTCGTAAACAGCAGAGTCATTAACATCATGTAGTACCATAGATTTTCTAAGGTGATCGAGATCACACACAATTATGAGATCCATTAGAAAACGAATCTGTGAAGTTGTCAGTGGTACATTAATAGTTTGATTTGTCATAAGTTAGTCTAGAGTGTGGTCCTCGGTCAAATCCTACCATCTGATATCCTTCACGAAGGGCCTGTATAATAATATTATCGTATGAGTGTGAATGAAGAGGAATATTACGATGAAGCAGGTAGTCTTCACAATCTTCTGATAGTGCTTCCTTCATTTCATGTGATAGTGACTCAAGATCAAGCATGGTGGTTAGTATCTCTCTGGAAGATTTAGGTCGATGTCTCGGTATCCTAACATCAATTGCTTCAAATTTACTGCTTTCTCTAGATTTTCTTTATGATGTTTGATGACATCATCGACACAAGAGAGCATCTCCTCGTATGTACATCGAGCATCTACTCTAGGATCACTTAGATAATCATCAATAGCATCTTGCATTCTATCCTTACGTTGTATACGATATTCAGCAGGCCAATTAATTTCACTCATAGTGTTCTCCATGTCATGTTATTATACCACATGATCACCAAGACCACAACACCCATGAGTATCGTGTACCTTTTGTAACAGGTTTGACTTCATGTGGATACAGAAATACTGACGGGAATATAATACAATCTCCCTGCCTCAATTTAATCTCTTCATTACATAGCATGAACTCTCCACCCTCATAGTCATCATTGAATACTCCAACAAAACTAATCACAGGAATACCACGCTTCTTTCCATCAAATAAACTATGAATGTGATCTATATGGCGATTGATACTTTCCCCCACTTCATATCTGTTGAATCGAACTCCAGAAAATTCACACTCTGGGTCACCACCACTTCTATGTGTATTAAAATATTTGGTGGCAAACTTCATAACAGGATCTCTCATCATAGTCTGTATTTCAGTATGATATGTGACTTCAAAGTCTTTTACATCATGATATTGATCAGACTCATTTTGATACCATCGATGAGGTTGCCAATAAGTCTGATTTAACTTATTCATATATGTTTGACATTCTTCAGATGTGAAGATGTTATCAACCATCACATAATCCATCAATTTATTCTTCATTGTGTCTACCATATTGTCCTCTTAGAAGATCTTGGAGCATTAATAGCAGTAAGATATGATTGTTTAGCAATCATCTCTATTTCATGACGATAAACACAGTTCCACAGAATCTTTTTATGTCCTCCTGATACTTTCACTCCTTTATGAATATGATAGTGGTCAACGGGAAAACATAATACTGTTCCTTTCTTTGGTGTTACCGTCAACTTATCATTCATGAATCGTGTCTCACCACCATCAAAATCATCATTTAAATAGATTATGTAAGAAAACTCAGCATGATCATTTGGTGATTGATCTCCATGCCATTCATATGAATCACTCTCATTATACATACGAATTATATTTTTTCCTTTCCAAACTTGAGTTTTGGAATTACCCGAAGCAAGCATAGGATCTTTTTCCCAATTATAAAAAATGAATTGATTTTCTTTCACATAATATTGATTGGCAGCATTAACCCATTTCCACGCCATTGCATCTAGATCAGGATAATCTGTAATTATATACGTATCATTTTCTCTGTCTTTATTTCGGAAACTTTCAATGATGGTAGGATTATAAAAATTGAACATACCAAGTAAGTATTCAATTTCACCTTCTGGTATAAAATCTTCCAGTTCCCATATGTATTTTGTATGCTTTACTACATTCATACCATAAATGCCTCCAAAGCACCACGATGAGGTTTCACCTTCTCGGGGTATTTAACAATAACCAATTCAGTCTTATCATAACGTTTAGTGCCAGACATCTGATAGGGGAATGTAAGATACCTGAACTCAGTCCACCCCTCATAGAGAGCACGAACGCTGTCACTATTATCATAGGACATCACAAACCCACCTTTATGTTGCTTCAGTGTCTCACAGAACTGTTCATGATTGAATGCCTTATGAAGAGCACCATCTTTACCATAGTAGTGACTCACAGTCTCATAATATGGTGGGTCCAGGTACAAGAAGTCATTTTCATGTGCTGGGATGGTGTCGAAGCAACTACCATAGGCAAACGACACGTTGGGAGCATGGAAATTCCTAAGTTTATTCACACCCACTAATCGGAACTCTGCTCTACTACGAACAGTAGAACATCCGATCTTACCTGAGTATGAACCCTTGATTGAAAGGTAAAATGACAGTGCTCGCTCCCACTTGTCCTCACTATCTAATCCTGGAAGGAATGATTTGTAGTGATCGCTGTCAACTAGTGGAAAATGCTCCTCTGCCATGTCGGCAAGGATAGCAGCACCACCATTGCCCACCACGATCTCCCAGAAATCTGCTAGTGGGCGAAACACGTCATAACCTTGGACCTTGACTCCCTCACTGGCGATCAGCATTTCAGTGCTGCCACCACCCCAGAAGGGCGACACAAGATATTCAATGTCAGGATTGACATCCCGAATGATCTTGATAATATCTTTCTTCATTCGATTCTTACCACCAGCATAGCGGTAGAGAGAATGGTTAGTTACTTTTTGAGATGGGGCCATGAATAGGTGCTACGAAGAACTTTGGCAGTAAACTTATCTCTATTATACCCCACAGGTTGGTGATCTGACAAGTCTAGACAGTCACACATAATAGATGCATATGTGTCGTTGTTGATTCTCCCGTTCACATAACTAGAAGCAGCAACACGTATGGCACTGAACATCTGTTGTGCTAACTCTTTGTCACCGTACAAGTGTTCGTGTAGAATAGTATTGAGAACTGGTTTGTAGTTGCCTTGACTACCACCAGAACGTACTTCTCCCTTCTTAGTTAAACGAAATGGTTGTAGTGATGACATACCAACATTACGCCACATGTACTTCTCATAGCGTTTAGCACACATAGGAGCAAACTTTGCTAGATCTTCCTCATCCATAGCGAGGATCTTGACCTTCTCTTGCTGTCCTTTAGCAGATGCTTTGAGCGTATCAGCATACCAGCTGTTAAACTCTGTCTCTCCTTTGTTAGCACGTTTCTGCCAACGATCAACAAACACCTCCATGGTGGATTGTTTACGATTCTCGTTGACATTGTACAGAGTCAAGATCATATTATCTGGATGATCTCCACCGTTAGGTGAGATATGCTCAACTTGTAAGTCAAGAATATGATGTGGTCCACTCAAAGTATAAGCACACTTACGATCTTGCTTCAGATACATTTGACACAGAAGAATGCCACGCTGTTGTGTAGGATTATCTGTCAATGATTCACTGACTGGATCCCACCAACCAAGGTGACCCTGCTGACCAGACTTACGAATCATGGCACGATCAGCTGTAGACTGAGAATTATAAAAGATAGATGCTTCTTCCCATGATACTTCAACAGTATTTACTTTGGATCGAATAGCATCACCACCAGATAGTAGAGTCTCTTTGTTATCTAAGAGAGCAATAGTTTGTTGCCAATCAAGAATTTGGTGACCAGGAATACGTGTTGGGTTCATCAGACAGTGACGGAAACAGCAGGAAGACCCTTGACGAAAATAGTCTCGACAAGGTTTTGAAGACGTTTGATAGTGTGAGCACCGTAGTTCTTGAATACAGGTACGATGACCTTGCCACAAGACTTACGGTACATGTCAAACTTGCCTGGGATAATCTTACCACAAGCAATGTCAGCAGCATCATCTTTGTTAAGACGGATGACACGACCAACAGTTTGTGCCATTTGGATGACATCGAGTTGACGAAGGAACACACAGTGTGTTAGACCGTGAACGTTGATGCCTTCAGACAGGATGCTGTAGTGGAAGATCACAAACTTACGGT